ACTAGACGGCGGCTCAGGCGGTGGCGGCCGTTATGGAGGTGCTGGTGGTAGTGGTAACACCCCAAGCACTTCACCCTCCCAAGGTAATGACGGTGGCGCTAGTTATGCGGGTACTAACGCAAGAGGCGGTGGTGGAGGTGGGGGCGCAGGAGCGGCTGGAGCAGATGGTACAAACACCGTAGGCGGTAACGGTGGGGATGGCACAGCTTCTTCTATAACCGGATCTTCTGTGACAAGAGGCGGTGGTGGAGGCGGTGGCGTTTACAGTGGTGGTGGCGCTTCAGGATCCGGTGGTGCAGGCGGTGGCGGTGCAGGAGCGCCTTCAGGCGGTAGCGCTAGTGGCACTGCTGGAACAGCTAATACTGGAGGAGGCGGGGGCGGTCATGGAAATCTTAACACTTCTGCTGGTGCTGGGCCTGCGGGAGGTTCAGGTGTGGTAATCCTTAGAACTACACTTGCGGCGGCGGCAACAACCGGCTCTCCAACTACAACAACTGACGGTTCTTACAATATTTTTACCTTCACAGGATCAGGGAGTATAACTTTCTAATGGCACATTTTGCTGAAATTGGACTAAACAACGCCGTTTTGCGTGTAGTTGTTGTGAACAACGCAGAGCTTCTTGATGGAGACGGAGTAGAGCAGGAGTCGCTAGGTGTTGACTTTTGCCGTGATTTGTTTGGCGGGACGTGGGCGCAGACCAGTTACAACGGGAACTTCCGAAAAAACTTTGCTGTGAAGGGGTCTACTTACGATTCAACCAGAAACGCTTTTATACCTCCCAAACCTTTTGCAAGCTGGGCGCTAAACGAAACAACTTGTCGGTGGCAAGCCCCAGCGTCTTATCCTGACGACGGACAACAATATTTTTGGGACGAAGACTCTACTTCTTGGGAACTGGTGACTTAAGTGATAATGACACAAGTAGAAATGACTAAGTTTTTAGAGCAAATTAACCAAGCCTTTAAAGACCAGTTTGATAAATTAGAAACCTTACAGATTAAACTAAATGAACTGGAGGCCAAGGTCAATGAGCAAGGAAAAGGATCCAAGACTAGCACGAGCAGGAGTAAGCGGCTTCAACAAACCAAAGAGGACTCCTAGTCACCCTACAAAGTCACACGTAGTTGTGGCTAAGTGTGACGACGGGAGTGTTAAGACTATACGATTTGGACAACAAGGAGTTAGTGGTGCTGGGAAAGATCCTAAGAGCGCTAAGGAGAAGGCGAGGCGTAAGTCCTTTAAGGCTCGTCACGCTAAAAACATAGCCAAGGGCAAATGCTCTGCGGCTTATTGGGCAAACAAAGTAAAATGGTAAGGAGATAGCTATGCCAAAAGGACCGGGAACATACGGAAGTACAGTAGGAAGACCTCCCAAGAAGAAAAAGAAGAAGGTTAAAAAGTAGCCATGCCTAGGGGACTATACAGTAACATCAACGCTAAACGCAAGCGTATTGCTGCTGGTTCTGGAGAAAAGATGCGTAAACCCGGAGCTAAAGGTGCTCCTAAAGCCTCAGCGTTCAAAAAGGCAGCGAGGACTGCTAAAAAGAAACGGTAATAATACCAATAAAAACACTTGACTTTTAGTCAAAAATATGTTATAATAAGGATATAGAGACAACCACATGGCCTCATTAGATCAAGAGACAGAACAGTATTACAACAAGTACTTTGACCTGTTTAACAACGATGGTTGGAAACAGCTAATTGAAGAACTACAACAAAACGCTCTCGTAATAAACAGTGTAGAAGCAACCAAAGATAAGAACGATTTGTACGTACGTAAGGGGCAACTCAACGTACTTGCTTATATGATTAACTTTGAATCTACTATTAATAATAACTACGAAGAGATAGTTAGCGATGATTAAAGTATTTGATTTTCGCTGTACCAACGGACATATCTTTGAAGAATTTGTAGAGGGCCATACTACATCCAGTAGGTGCGGATGTGGAGCCAACGCTACAAAAATTGTCTCAGCTACTAAACACGTACTTGACGGTGCTTCTGGGGACTTTCCCGGTAGGCACATGAAGTGGGTACGTGAACACGAAAACGCTGGACGATCTAGTCGGGAACCCTAGTCCTAGGTCATTTCCCATTTTAATCCTCCACAACCTTAATAATAGGCGGGGTAAGTTTACATTATGTCACGAGCACAATTACTTGAAGAGCGTCCTGAAGAGGAAGCAACGGAAACAACAGAAGAACTGACCACAAACACTGTAGAGACTCCTGAAGAGGAACAACCTCAAGAAACAGATGTTCCCGAAAAGTACCAAGGTAAGTCTGTAGAAGACCTTGTACAGATGCACCAAGAGCTTGAGAAGTTTTCAGGCAAACAGAGTACGGAAGTAGGTGAGTTACGGAAAGTCGTTGATAACTACATTCAGACACAACTCTCAGACCAACAAGCACCTCAACAACAGCAACAAGAAGACGATGACGTAGATTTCTTTGTAGATCCACAGAACGCTGTTAACAGAGCTATAGACAATCACCCTAAGATCAAAGAGGCACAAGCCTACACACAACAAGCAAAACAACAAGCTACTCTTTCACAGTTAAAATCCAAGCATCCTGATATGGAGAGTATACTGCAAGACGCTAAGTTTGCTGAGTGGATCAAGGGGTCCAAAGTCCGAACAAAGTTGTTTGTTCAGGCAGACCAAAGTTACGATTACGATGCTGCACACGAGTTGTTTTCTCTCTGGAAAGAAAGAAGCCAAGTAGTACAGCAGACCGCCAACGTTGAAAAACAGGCACGTAAGAACACTCTGAAGTCAGCCAGTACAGGCAACGCTCGTGGAACAGCAGAGGGATCACGCAAGAAAGTTTATCGTCGTGCTGACATTATTAAACTTATGCGAACAGACCCAGAGCGTTACCAAAGCCTATCAGATGAATTACTGAAGGCATACGCAGAGGGTCGTGTACGATAGCCTAATCTTTAAGGAGAATTAAAATGGCTAATGAAACCTCTGGTGCCTACTTTACAGCCCATGCTGTAGTAGACAAAACTGCTGCGGGTACTTTTATCCCCGAAATTTGGTCCGATGAAATTATCGCAGCATATCAAAAGAACCTGAAGATGGCTCCCCTTGTCAAGCGTCTGTCTATGACCGGCAAGAAGGGTGACGTTATTCACATTCCTAAGCCTATCCGTGGCTCTGCGTCTGCTAAATCAGAAGCTGTTGCAGTCACTATTCAGGCTAACCTTGAGTCAGAGTTGACTGTCACTGTTGACCGTCACTTTGAGTACTCACGTCTGATTGAGGACATCGTAGAAGTACAGGCTCTGTCTTCTCTGCGACAGTTCTACACTGAAGACGCTGGTTACCAACTGGCTCACCAAGTTGACACTGACTTAATTAACGCTGCTACTGGCTTTGGAAACGGTACTCGTACTGCTTCTCCTGCTGTTACTGGCGCTAACTGGGTTAACACCCACAGCTACTACTTCAATGCCGCTGCTGGCCTTGCTACGTATGCTGCTGACACTGTTACTAGCGGTGACAACTTTACCGATCTGGGTTTCCGTGAGGCTATCAAGCTGATGGATGACGCTGACGTACCTATGGACGGACGATGCCTTGTTGTTCCTCCTGCTGTACGTAAGTCGTTGATGGGCATTGATCGTTACGTGTCTTCTGACTTTGTTGGAGGCCGTAGCGTTGAGTCTGGCTTGATTGGTAACTTGTACGGTGTAGACATCTACGTTTCTAGCAACGCTCCTGTAGTTGAGAACGCTGCTTCAAACTCTGCGTCTACCGCTGATACTCGTGGTTGCTTGTTCTTCCACAAGGACGCCTTGGTAATGGCAGAGCAACTGGCTGTACGTTCTCAGACTCAGTACAAGCAGGAATACCTGTCTACGCTGTTTACGTCTGACACGCTGTACGGTGTTCAAACTTACCGTCCTGAAGCAGGATTCATCCTTTCTGTCTGCGACGAGTAAACTCTACTGGGGTCAGCAATGGCCCCTTTTATTTAAACGTCTTGACTACAGGGCATTTAACTAAAAGATAACGGATAGGGAAGCCTTATGTCCAACTACACAAAGTCAACAAACTTTACTGCCAAGGACTCTTTGCCTACAGGCGATACTAATAAGGTTGTCCGTGGTTCAGAGTTTGATACAGAGTTCAACGCTCTTTCAACAGCGGTAGCTACAAAAGCAGACCTTGCTGGGCCTACGTTTACTGGCACTGCTACGTTTGCCAATGTTACGGCTACGGGAACAGTTAACTTTAACGGCGCTACAATCAGCAATCTCGGAACTATTACTACTGCTAACTTAGATGGTGGCACTGTTGACGGCGCTGTTATTGGTGGCGCTAGTGCGGCGGCAGGATCGTTTACTACGTTATCTGCTTCTAGCACTTTTAGCTTAGGTGGGGTTGCAGTAACTTCCACAGCCGCAGAACTAAACATTCTTGACGGTGTAACAAGCACTGCCGCAGAGTTAAATATTTTAGATGGCGTCACTAGTACTGCCGCAGAATTAAATATTCTTGATGGGGTTACATCAACCGCCGCAGAACTTAATATTCTTGACGGCGTTACATCTACAGCGGCAGAGCTTAATATTTTGGATGGCGTGACTAGCACTGCGGCAGAGTTAAATATCCTTGATGGCGTTACCGCTACTGCTTCAGAGTTAAATATCCTTAGTGGAAAAGCATTTGTAGATGAAGACGACCTTAGCAGTAACTCTGCAACCGGAATACCTAGTCAGCAATCTGTAAAAGCATATGTAGACTCACAAACAGGACTAGGTGGCGCTACGCTTGCAGGTCTTGCTGATACTACTGTTACGTCTCCTGCTGATGCGGCTCTTTTGTTTTACGACACAGGAACATCTAAGTGGATTGACAATGTTGTTTCTGGCGACGTTACTATTGCCGACACGGGTGTAGCCTCTATTGGCTCTGGCGTTATTGTTAATGCTGACATTAACGCTAGTGCCGCTATTGATATATCTAAACTAAACGGCATCACATCTACAGCGGCAGAACTCAATTACACAGACGGCGTTACATCAAACATCCAGACACAGTTGGATTCCAAGGTAGGCGCTAACTACACAGGCGACGTAAACATTACAGGCGAACTGCTGGTTGATAGTTACAACGAGACTTTTAAAAAGGTTTCTAGTGTTTCTTCTGTTAGTTATTATCAGATTGCTAGTGCATCTCATACAAGAGACCTTTCAGTGTCTTCTCAAGAACCCTCTCCTACTGATCTGGCGTTTAACGCTGACGGTACTAAAATGTTTGTTGTTGGATATCACGAAGATAGAGTAAACGAATATGCTTTAACTACGGGATTTGATCTTAGTACATCCTCTTTCACAAGATACTTCTCAGTAGCTTCTCAAGACACACAGCCAGAAGGATTAACATTTAATAACGATGGAACTAAAATGTTTGTTTTGGGAAATTCCGGTACAGATGTAAATGAATATGCTTTAACTACGGGGTTTAACATAAGCACTGCGTCTTATACTCAAAACTTTTCTGTATCGTCCCAAGAAGCCGCCCCAGAAGGAATAACTTTTAATAACGATGGGACTAAAATGTTCATTGTTGGGCGCACCGATGATGAGGTAAACGAATACGCCTTAACTACGGGATTTGATATTAGTACAGCTTCTTATACTCGGAATTTTTCAGTAGCCCCTCAAGACCTTACCCCTACTGGATTAGATTTTAATAGCGACGGAACTAAAATGTTTGTTATTGGAAGAACTAATGATTCCGTGTATGAATATACCTTAACGACAGGGTTTAATATTAGTACGGCTTCTTATACAAGAAGCTTGTCAATATCTTCTAAAGACACTAGCCCTTCTGGGATACGTTTTAGTTCTGACGGCGCAAAAATGTTTATTTTAGGCATGAGTAGTACAAAGGTACACGAGTATTCAACAAGCGCCACAACCCATAGCACACCCTTTGACTGCGAAAACGCTAACGTCTTTGAAACTGTATTAAGCGCAAACACCACTGTAGTCTTTAGCAATCCGCCAACGGCAGGAACAGCTACGGACAGCACAGCCTACGCAATGTCACTCAAAGTTGTCCAAGACTCTGGAGCCTCTGGGTACACTGTAACGTGGCCTACGTCTGTTGATTGGCCTGCGGCTACAGCGCCTACCCTGACAGCTACAGCAAATGCTGTAGATCAATTCGTGTTCTACACATATACCGGCGGTACAACTTGGTACGGCTTTACAGCGGGGCAAGCACTAGGATGAGCGCAAGTAGGTTTTTACAACAGGCGGCGGCTGGCAACGCTGGCGGCCCAGTTTACGTTGACGATGTGTTTTCTACGTATTTGTACGATGGCGATGGTTCTGCGCGGAGCATTACAAACGGCATAGACCTTTCTGGCGAAGGCGGTTTGGTTTGGGTTAGACAACGTGACACAACCCGAAATCACTTTTTGGTAGATACCGAAAGGGGCGTTAATCAAACCTTAAATTCAGACAGGGATAATACGCCGCAGAATACAGCAAACTCCGTAACTGCTTTTAACTCAAACGGTTTTTCACTGGGCAGTGAGGCCGGTGTAAATGAAAGTTCTGGTGATTACGTTTCTTGGACATTCCGCAAGCAACCGGGCTTCTTTGATATTGTTACTTACACAGGGAATGGCTCTGCTAGAACAATAAGCCACAATTTGGGTTCGGCTCCCGGAATGATTATTGTTAAAAACTTAAATGGAGCATATCACTGGACTGTCTATCATAATGGTATGGGTGGGTATAATTACTATAACCATTTAAACGAGGCAGACGCTCGTTACAACAATACAGCCATTTGGAATGCCGCGCCAACGAGTTCAGTTTTTAGTGTAGGAACCAGCGCTAACACGAATAATAACGGAGATAGTTACGTAGCCTACCTATTCGCCCACGATGCCCAAGACTTTGGTACAGACGAAGACGAAGCAATTATTAAGTGTGGGACTTACACGGGTAACAATTCCTCGTCCACGCCCGTTACCGTAGATCTTGGGTTTGAGCCTCAATTTATTCTTGTAAAAGACGCACAAGCATCTAGGGACTGGCATATTGTAGATAACATGAGGGGAATGGTTGTTGACCCCTCTGGCCTTACCGCAACTTATTTAAGGCCCAACCAATCTGCCAGCGAAACAAACACAAGCGGTAGTAGCTCCTTAATACCAACAGCTACTGGATTTTATGCTTTGGGTGGCGGCAACACATTTAATGAAAATAACCAGTATATCTACATGGCTATCCGCAGGCCCCACAAGCCAGCAGAAGAGTTTGCGGCTACTGATCTGCTTGGAATAGATAACAATACGGGCCAGACAGGACACACTACTGGGTTTGCTACAGATTTTGGATTTACGAGTCATAGAACGGTTACTGATCAGTGGTATGTTAGCTCAAGGCTTACTCAAGGAAAGTATAATAGTTTTACTAGTTTGAACGCTGAAAGTACTCAGGCCGCATTTAAATTTGACGAAATGGAGGGCTTCTTTAGTGCGTCAGGATCGTGGAATGGGTATATAGGCTATGGATTCCGCAGAGCGCCGGGATTCTTTGATGTGGTGGCTTATACAGGAACAGGATCAAACAGAACGGTGTCGCATAATTTAGGCGTTAAGCCTGAGTTAATTATTTTTAAAAACAGGGATCGCTCAACTAACTGGACGGTTTATTCTTCTGACCTAGCCGTTACAAAGTTTATGTTTTTAAACACAGCGGCGGCGGCAAGCGCAAACGGAGATTCTGTTTACTATTTTAATAATACAGAGCCTACTGAAAGTGTTTTTTCTGTTGGTACAGGGGGTTATACAAACGAAAACAATGAAGGAATTATAGCCTATCTATTTGCCACAGTTGCCGGTATTTCAAAAGTCGGAACGTACACAGGCACAGGCTCTGATGTAAATGTTGACTGCGGTTTTAGTGCTGGCGCTAGGTTTGTGTTGGTAAAGCGTACAGACTCTACAGGCGATTGGTACTTGTGGGATTCTGTGCGGGGTGTCGTGGCGGGTAATGATCCCTATTTCCTACTGAACTCTACCGCCGCAGAAGTTACCAACACAGACTACATAGACCCCCTGTCTAGCGGGTTCACGATTACATCATCGGCACCGGCGGCACTTAATGCCTCTAGCGGTACTTACATCTTTTTAGCAATCGCATAGGAGAATCAACTATGTCGGAATATCGCATTAGATCAACGGGGGAGGTCAAATCTCAAGGCCAACTCCGCAGTATGCACCCTAATGTTTCACTACCTAAAGTGTGGAATACAAATGTTAATGAGGCATTAGGCATTGATCCTGTACTAGCGTCACCTAAGCCTAACCCTTCTGGAGACTATAAGGTTGTTGTACGCAACGGCGTAGAGCAGGACGCCAACGGTAATTGGGTATGGGCTTGGACAGAACAAGATATGTTCACTGAGTACACGGATGACGATGACAACGTAGTAACCGTACAGGCTCAAAAGGACGCTAAGACTGCCGCTGACAATGCCGCCCTAGAAGCCACAGAACGCTCTACAAGAGATAATCTGCTGAAAGCTACTGACCACTACGGGTTGTCTGATGTGACCATGACAGAGGCTATGACAGCCTACAGACAGGCTCTACGTGACGTACCACAGCAGACAGACTTTCCCGGAACTATCACATGGCCTACGAAACCATGAAAAAAAACAATGTAGTGCCGTTGCCAGAGTTATCGCCTATAGATAAACAGTTTCTAAAACTAGAAAAACAACGAGAAGAAATTTTAGAGCAACAGGAAAAAATTAAAAAACTTTTAGGTCAAAAATGAATGGATCCTTTATCTTTAGTTGCTATGGCGTCTACTGCGTTCAAGGGTGTAGAAGTTCTTGTATCTAGAGGCGCTGAAATTGAACACGTAGCTAAGAAGCTAGGCCAATGGTACGGCTTTGTTTCTGACTTACGAGAAGCAGAGAAAGAAGCAGAAAACCCACCGTTGTTTAAGAAGATGTTTGACGGTGACTCAGTTGAAGCTACTGCCCTCAACGCTGTTATAGCTAAAAAGAAAGTACAAGAGCAAGAGAAACAGATCAGAGAGCTAATCATGTACGCCTATGGTCAAGAGACGTACAAAGAAATGATGCAAATGCGTCGGGACATCAGAGCTAAACGTGAACAGTTGATCTACCGACAGAGACGAAGACAACGAAAAATGCTAGATGTATCAGCAATAGTTACGGGGTTACTTGTTTCTGCTGGGATTGTCTGGACTACCATTAGTATTATACAGGGGTTGAATAATGGATGAGTCTGCAAAACAAATAGTTGATGTCATGAGTGTTGGTACTATGCTAGGCACTCTTGGTGCAATGCTACCGCCTATATCTGCTCTGTTTACTATTGTATGGGTAGGTATACGTATATGGGAAACAGACACAGTACAGAACTTTAGGAACAAAAACTAACATGTGGACAGCACTTATTGGCCCTATAGCTGGACTTGCTAAGAACTGGATTAACAACAGACACGAGCAGTCACAAGCTAAACACGTAGCTAAGATGGAAGTTATTAAGAACACGGCTACGTGGGAACAAGAGATGGCTGCTGCCAGTGCTACTTCGTGGAAAGACGAGTGGTTTACTGTGGTACTGTCGTTACCTCTGTTAGCTGTGTGTTACGGAGTTGCTATGGATGACTTGAGTATTATGCAACGTGTAGGTTTAGCTTTTGTTGAACTAGATAAATTACCTGAGTACTACCAGTACTTGTTGTACGTTGCAGTCACAGCCAGCTTTGGCATACGTGGTGCTGACAAGCTGATGCAAATAAAGGGTGGTAAGTAACAATGGTTATGGAAACGTATTACCCTTCAGACTTTGAGGATCAGGACGATTTTGATAGCTTTTTACGAAGGTTTATAGATCAGTGGCACGCCGGGGTGCCTTCTTCTCAATACTTTGACGCAGCGCCGCCACGAGAATATCTTGAATCTATATTAGGTCCACTCCCAGCGGGTGCTGAGGAGTACCGCTATAGTGACTTAAATGATAACGGAACAAACGACCTTTATGCCGTAGATGCTAACGGTGACCCACATACTGTTTATTCGTACGATGACAATAACGAGGTTGAATCAACAGTCTACACCGACTACCTCAGAGACACTATTTACGGCGGTGTTGCACCACAGACTTGGGAAGACGTAGAAAGAATACTTAAGGCAGAGGGTTACGACGACGAAGCCATAAAAGAAGTTAGAGGTAGCATCAAATGCCTCACCAAGGCTAATGAAATAAAATGCGACACCGAAAAATTCCAAGGAAGCGTAGTTCTAGCAGGAATTCTTAATAACAGCGGTTACGACGGAAGCTGGTGGGACGTAAGACCTACAGCGGGTCAGCCGTGCCAAACTGATGACGGAAAGCAAGGAGAGTACGACACAAATGGCGGCTGTACTCCTAATGAGTATCAGGAAGGGGATAGCTGCCCTACGGTTCCTAACGGACCTAAAGATGGTATTATAGAAAACGGTGTGTGTGTTGGCGGCGATGATGATGACTCCGACACTAGTTGTATAGTTATTAATCAAGAAAACGCTGACGAGTGTGGATTTGTAATTGACGAAAACGGAAACTTACTAGACAAGGGGGATAGAGACCCTGACGAAGACTCTGTAGCACCTTTTTACACTAATTGCGGGGGTGGCATTTTTGCAGAAACAAAAGAAGATTGTCCTGAAATGGAAGGAACAGGAACTGGAATTGGGAACTGTTCAACCATTAATGCTGAAAACGCTGACGAGTGTGGTTACGAAATAACCAGCGATGGACAGCTAATTCCTAAAGATTTAAGTGGTGCTCCAGGAGATTACCCTAATTACGATAATTGCGGTAATGGTGTTTTTGTACTTGAAGGTACTGAGTGTCCTGATGTTCCAATAACTTACTCAGAAGAAGAACAAAACACAGCAGAAGCCATCAGGGATTGGGTTGAAGGCAAGATAGGCGAAGTCAAGGACATGACTGTAGATGACGTTTTAGACGTTATCTTTGGTGGTGACGCTTGGGACCCTCAGTGTAAAGACGAAGGTGATCTTTCAAATTGCACAGGCACTGACGGAACTCAAGGAAACAAGTGTTGGAAAGACTGTGTAAACATTAGTGTTCTTGCCGGTATTCCCGGCTTGCCTATGCCTCCCGGCGCTGTAGACATTGGTACGGTTAGAGACTTAGAAAACACAGCAAACGACATAGGCACTACTATTGGAAACATTTTAAACCCCGACACAACCGACGAAAGTTTTATACAGCAAGTAAAAGATTGGGTTACTGGTAAAATTGACGGTATTTTTGGTAACGTAGACGATGTAACCCTTGAACAAATTACCGGATGGATTACAGGAACTTTAGGTAGTGTACTTGGTAGTTTAATACTAATTGAAACAGCAGATGCAACAAACACAGTTACTACCAAAATTAATGAAATATTAGGTCTTCCTTTAACAGACCCTGAAGACGAAAAATGCATTGAAACAGAGTACTTTGAAGCAAACAAAGAAAAGTGTACTGCTTTGGGTTATGTTGACTGTGATGGCGCTTTAGGCGAACAAGGTCAAGAGTTAACTGGTGGAATAATAGGGCCAAACGAAACAACGCAAGGTTGTTCTGAAATACAAAACCCAGACATTGACACAACAAAATGTACAGAAGGAAGCCCTGATAACGATGGAAACTGTATTTGTTCAGATGGTACACCAGAAGACGAAGATGGTAATTGTCTAGACGATACTCCACTAACCCCAGAACAAATCTGTGAGGAAAAAGGTTTAACTTACGATCCTAGTGACTTAAACGCAGACCCTGATGGTTGTGTTAGAGTAGGCCCAGAAGTAAACCCAGAACAAATCTGTGAGGACAAAGGTTTAACTTACGCTCCTACCGCTCCTGAAGAAGACAGAGATGAAGACGATTGTGTTTCTACTGTTATTTCTGATCAAAGATGTAATGACCCTAACGCTAAAAACTACAATGAGTTAGGAGAATGTGGCGAATGTGAATCAGGGTTTAGAAAAGACCCAAACACGAATGAGTGTAAACCTGACGGACCAACTCTTGATTGTACAACCATAACTTCAGAAAACGCAGCCGGTTGTAAAAAGAAGGACTGTGGGGGCGGTGTCTTTGTAGACGAGGGGGAAGATTGTCCAACTACAGTAAACCCTTGTGACAACCCACAGACAGACCAAGAAAAAAGAAACTGTAGTTGGGTTGCGTGTCCCGACACAGGTGCTTTACACCCGCCGGGAACAGATTTAAATACAGTTTGTGGTGAAAAACGAAAGTGCATAGACGGAAAAGAGCCAGATCCACAAAAAGGATGCCCAGAAGAT